GCCAAGGCCGCGCCGTAGGAGAGCACCAACATGGCCCTGCCCAAGAAGCTCAAGCACCTCAACCTGTTCAACGACGGAAACAGCTACATCGGAGTCGCCAAGTCCGTGACCTTGCCCAAGCTCGGCCGGAAGCTGGAGTCGTTCCGCGCCGCCGGCATGGACGGTCCGGTCAAGGTCGACCTCGGCCACAGCGATGACGGACTGCAACTGGAATGGACCCTCGGCGGCTGGGACCTGGTCGTGCTGCGCCAGTTCGGCGCTGTGCGCGCCGACGGCGTGCAACTGCGCTTCGCCGGCTCCGTCCAGCGGGATGACTCCGGCACCGTCAGCGCGGTGGAGATCGTCACCCGCGGCCGGCATGAAGAGATCGACTTCGGCGAAGCCAGCCCCGGCGAGGAAACCGAGCACAAGATCACTACCACGCTGACCTACTACAAGCTCAGCGTCGACGGCGAAACCCTCATCGAAATCGACCTGCTGAACATGATCCACGTCGTCGACGGCGAAGACCTGCTCGCAGCCCACCGAAAGGCCATCGGAATTTAACGAAAAGAGGGCGTGAATTACACACGCCCTTAAAACTACGTCTAAATTCCGTTGAACCCACCAAACTTTAAGAAACGCAGATCCTTACATAGGCCTTCTAAATCTCCATACACAGATTTAGCAGTCACACCTAGACCTATTAACTCCACGCGCATAAGCATGGAAAAAGTTCTATCTATTTCAATCTTTACAAGATCACCCTTAAACGGATCAAAGGTGTTCTTCGAAATTGAAAATACACCTGATTGATGTCTCAACCGGGGATTGTAATAATTAGGCGTCAAATAGACATCATCATGTCTTACAGAAAGAGCAGCGAGTAAATCCTCCGGTTTCCCTCCACAGCTTTCCTCTAATGACTCAGCAGTAAACCATTCAGCTCTAGCATAATTAACAAATACAGCCGCATCGTACTTTGGAACTTTAAAAGCAGGCTCAACTCCACCACTACCATTTTCAACAGAAGAAACTGCTAATCGAGAATTCGCAGCAGAAAAATCAATACCCAATTTATCCTCTAATTGTGATATAGCGACCACCTCTGTCTCAGAGCTATCGAGCGCAAAAAAAAGTGCCACTAAAGGAGAAAGCGACCAATCCAGCAAACGCGTTGGGACTCCATAATGTTGGGCAAGAGCAAGAACGTCCCAATTTATGTGCCCTCCATCCGGGTAGTATGCAACATGCTCAGCCTTAAACTTTACGTATGCATCGGCGATGCTTCCCTCAGCTTCGCCTATAGCATGGCGATGATGAAAATCACTGATAGCCCGCTTAAGGTCATCACTAATTTTCCCGTCCGATTCCAGTTTGCTGATATATTGAGCTGTTGCGACATCCGCCACAGTAATTCTAATGGGATCTTTGCTCAAAAATTCATTTACCGAACTAGGTTTTAGGGGGCGCTCACCATTTCGGAAGTTTTTTTTCAGTTTGTGTTCACCAAACAAAACCCTCCTCTCGCTGACACTATAAAAGTACTTATACAAGCGGTTTGCACCTGAACCTACAGGCCAGTTCGAATTTCTTTGCCCACGATACAAGACACCATCAACTGCCCCATTCCTAAGTTCATTTACACGTTCAATAAACTCCGAAACACTACGAACCTTATAAGTTTCCATGCAGGCCTCCTGCCAGCCAAAGCTAAATATCACTCACTTTCGAGGGTTCTCACTTCACCTTCTTCTCAGGCAAAGCCCTGCTCCCATCTTCGCTCAACCAAGATGAATTATCCGATGAGTTCATGTATTGCGCTATGGCACAACGCATAGGAAATGCTCAACCAGCGTGAGTAGCGCATTTTCTCATTAGTCTACTGAGGAACAGACCATGACCATTTCCGAGCAATCCACCACTGCCAGCAACCCCAACGAGGGCGTCGTCCCGCTCGACAAGCCGATCGCCCGCGGCGCGAACACCATTGATTCGCTGACCCTGCGCAAGCCGGCCAGCGGCGAGCTGCGCGGCGTCTCCCTGCTCGAACTGATGCAGATGGACGTACAGGCGCTCAGCAAGGTACTGCCGCGCATCACCTCCCCGAGCCTGACGCCCCAGGAAGTCAGCGCGATGGACCCGGCCGACCTGATGGCGTGCGGCGTCACGGTGTCCGGTTTTTTGCTGCAGAAATCGGCGAAGGAAGCGTCCCTCGTCGCGTAGAGGACGCCATGGCGGACCTCGCGCTTGTATTCCACTGGGCGCCGGCGGACATGGACCCGCTGGGCCTGGCCGACCTGATCGAATGGCGCGAGCGGGCCAGAACGCGCTGGGAGCCTGACAATGGCCAATAACCTGAAGCTTGAGGTCATCCTCCAGGCGATCGACCGCGCCACAGCGCCCATCCGCGCCGTCACTCGCAGCAGCACCGGCATGGGCCGAGCGCTCAAGGCATCGCGTGACCAGCTCAAGGCCCTACAGGCCCAGCAGAAGGACATCAGCAGCCTGCGCACCCAGCGCGAAGCGGTTCGCCAGACATCCGAGAAGCTCGCCGGCGCCCAGCAGCGGCTGCGCCAGTACCGCGAGCAGCTCCAGGGCATGGATGCCCCGTCCGCGAGGTTCCAGAAGTCGTTCGCCGCGGCCGCTGCCCAGGTCGACAAGCTCAAGGCCAAGCATGGCGAGCAGCGCGCCGAACTACAGCGCCTGGTGGGCCAGCTCGGCAAGGCCGGCATCAGCACCAGCAACCTCGGCCAGCGCGAAGGCGAGCTGCGCCAGCGCATCGCACAGGCCAACCAGGCAATCGGCAACCAGGAGGCCCGGCTCAGGCGCCTGGGCGCGCAGCAGCGACGCGTAGCCGCCGCCAAGCAGGCCTTCGAGAAGTCCCAGGGCCTCGCCGGGAGCATGGCCGCCAATGGTGCCGGCGCAGCCGCGGCAGGTGCCGCCATGGGGGCGCCGATACTCGGCGCCGCCAACAGCTACATCGACTTCGAAGATGCGATGTTGGGCGTGGCAAAGCAGGTAGACGGCGCGCGCGACGACAACGGCCAGCTCACCGCGACCTACTACGACATGGGCAGCGCCATCAAGGCCATGGCCGAGCGCATACCCATGGCCACCACCGAGATCGCCGCCCTCGTCGAAGGCGGCGCGCGCATGGGCATCCAGGGCAAGGACAACCTGCTGGTCTTCGCCGAAACCGCGGCAAACGCAGCCACGGCCTTCGAACTGCCGGCGGACGAGATCGGCGAGAACCTCGCGCGCATCGCCAACCTCTACAAGCTGCCCATCAAGAACGTGGGCGAGCTTGGCGACGCGATCAACTACCTGGACGACAACGCCCAGTCGAAGGGTAGCGACATCATCGACGTCCTCCAGCGCACCGCAGGTATCACCACCTCCGTGGGTATGAGCTTCAAGGACGCCGCCGCGCTCGGCTCGACGTTCCTGAGCCTTGGCTCGTCCGCAGAAGTGGCCGCGACGGCGACCAACGCCATGATCCGCGAGCTGGCCATCGCCAACGAGCAGCCGAAACGCTTCCAGAAGGGCCTCAAAGTCCTGGGCTTGCAAGCCGACGCCATCCAGAAGGGCATGGCGAAAAACTCCACCGCCACCCTGCAGATGGTGCTGGAGTCCATCAAGAAGCTGCCCCAGGCCGAGCAGCTCAGCGCCACCACTCAGCTGTTCGGCAAGGAGTTCGGCGACGACGCGGCAAAGCTCGCGAACAACCTGGGCGAGTACCGCCGCCAGCTTCAGCTCGCCAACTCCGAAGCCGGCAAGGGCTCGATGCAGCGTGAGGCAGATATTCGCGCCGAGGCCCTCTCCGCCCGCCTGCAGATGGCGAAGAACCGCACCTTCAATCTCTCCGCCAGCATGGGCGAAACACTGCGACCGACCATCATCAGCCTGGTCGAAAGCTTCAACCAGGTGCTCGCCAAGGTCAGCGCCTGGGTCAAGGAGAACCCCGAACTCACTGGGCAGATACTCAGGGTCGTCGCTGGCGTGGCGGCACTGGCGGCCGGCTTCGGCGCCGTGACCCTGGCCTTGGCCAGCTTCCTTGGGCCGTTCGCCATGGTGCGCTACGGCCTGACACTGTTCGGCCTGCAGGGCGCCAGCCTGGCGGGCTCGTTGCTCAACCTCGGCCGCAACGCGCTGCCACTGGTCCTGCGCGGCGTGCTGCTGATCGGCCGGGCGCTGATGCTCAACCCCATCGGCCTGGCGGTGACCGCCATCGCCGGCGCGGCCTACCTGATCTACAAGAACTGGGCGCCCATCAAGGCCTTCTTCCTGGGCCTGTGGGAAGAGGTGAAAGCCGGCTTCAACGGCGGACTCGCCGGGATCGGCAAGCTGATCATGGACTTCAGCCCTCTTGGCCTGTTCTACCGGGCCTTCGCCGCGATCATGAGCTACTTCGGCGTCGAATTGCCGGGCAAATTCTCCGCCTTCGGCGGCATGCTCCTGGACGGACTGGTGAACGGTATCCGCAACAAGCTGGGGGACGTGAAGAAGGCCATCAGCGCGGTGGGCGACAACACCGTCGGCTGGTTCAAGCAGAAGCTGGGGATCCACTCGCCGTCCCGCGTCTTCGCCGAACTCGGCGGGTTCACCATGTCCGGCCTCGAGCAGGGCCTCGCAGACGGCCAGAAGGGACCGCTATCGGCCGTGCTCGACCTCGCCAAGCAACTGGCCGCTGCCGGCGCGCTGACGATCGGCGCCAGCGGTTCGGCCCTGGCCCTGGACACCCGCCCCCCGCTGGCCCCTGCGGGAACATCCGCGCGACCGATAGCGGCACAACCGGCGCCGATCATCATCCAGGTGCAAGCCGCGCCCGGAATGAACGAGCAACAGCTCGCGCGCCTGGTGGCGGCAGAGGTGGCCAAGCTCGATAACCGCCGGCAGGTCAACGCCCGCAGCCGCATCACCGACAAGGAGTGAACCGCATGGCCCTGATGGCATTCGGCATGTTCGTGTTCAGCCTGGAGACCGCCGCTTACCAGGACTTCCAGCGCCAGACCGAGTGGCGCCACGGCAGCACCAGCCGCATCGGCACCAACCCCGCGCGCCAGTTCCTCGGCCGTGGCGACGAGAGCATCACCCTGCAGGGCGTCCTGCTGCCAGCCCTCGCAGGTAGCGTGCTGAGCCTCGATACGCTGCGCAGCATGGCGGACACCGGCAAGGCCTACCCGTTGATCGAGGGCACCGGCCGCATCTACGGCGTCTGGATCATCGAGAGCCTGAGCGAGACCCGCACGATCTTCTTCGGCGACGGCGCCGCGCGGCGCATCGAGTTCACCCTCTCGCTCAAGCGCATCGACGACGGCCGCGTAGACCTACTCGGCAGCACCATCAGCAGCGCCGGGAACATCCTGAGGCAGATTCTGTGAGCCTGTTGGAGATGGCCGAGACCTACCTCGGCAGCGCCGCCAAGAGCTACCGCGAGGCGAGCAACTATCCACGGCCGATCTGTCGGGTCATGGTCAATGGCAACGACATCACCGCCGCCGTCGAGCAGCGTCTCATCAGCATCGAGCTCACCGACAACCGCGGCATCGAGGCCGATCAGCTGGAAATCACCCTCAGCGACCACGACGGCCTGCTCGCCATTCCCCCGCGCGGCGCCAGCGTGCAGCTGTGGCTGGGCTGGAGCGACACTGGCCTGATCGAGAAAGGCAGCTACACGGTGGACGAGACCGAACACAGCGGCGCGCCGGACGTGATCAACATCCGCGGCCGCAGTGTCGATCTGCGCGGCGAACTGAAGAAGAAGCGCGAGCGCAGCTGGAGCGCCACCACCCTCGGCGCGGTGGTGCAGGCCATCGCCTCGGCGCACGGTCTCACCGCAGTGATCAGTGCCGCCCTGGGCGCCATCGAGCTGCTGCACCTGGACCAGGCCAACGAGTCCGACGCCAACCTGCTGGCCCGCCTCGGCAGCGAGCACGACGCCATCGCGACGGTGAAGGCCGGCCGGCTGCTGTTCATGCCCACCGGCAAGAGCACCTCCGCCAGCGGCCTGGCCCTGCCGCATGTGGTGCTGACACGCCAGGACGGCGACCAGCACCGCTACCTGGAAGCCGACCGCGACGCCTACACCGGCGTGAAGGCCTACTACTACGAGATCAACAGCGCCGAGAAGAAGGAGGCCATCGCCGGCGGCGGGGAGAACATCAAGGAACTGCGGCACACCTACGCCGACCAGCAAAGCGCCGTTCGCGCCGCGCGCGCCGAGTGGAAACGCCTGCAGCGCGGCACTGCCACGCTGTCCTACACGCTCGCCAGGGGCCGGCCGGAGTTGCTACCCGACCAGACGTACACCCTCGCCGGTATCAAAGCGGAAATCGCGGCCATCGTCTGGCTGGGCGGCAACCTGCGGCACTCGTTCACTCCGGAGAGCTTCACCACCAGCCTCGACCTGGAGTCGAAGCTGCCAGATGGTGACGACGTAGCCGACCTGGCCGAGGAGAGCACCAACTACACCGGCATCCTGGCCTGGTACCGCGACGAGAAGACCGGCAAGCAGCACACCATCACTGCCGGCGACCAGACCAGGCCGAGACGCCTCCACCACCTGTACGCCAGCAAGGCGACGGCGAAACGTGCGGTGGATCGGGAGTGGAAGCGGCAGAAAAATACACGAACATAAAAAAGGCGCCACCAAGGCGCCCTTCAGTATGTAACTAT